TAGGTTCTAAACCGCAATAAACATCCGGCTCGTCACATTCAATAGCACACGATAAAACTGCTGTTTTATTATCGGGATTTGGGGTATCGCATAACCAATAACCCTTTCCATCGACAACATAATAACCGTCCGATTCGTGTTGCTCATCTTGATAAGCCATAAATTCAGAGTGACCGCTATCCTGATAGTCGTAAATCACATTATCCATACGAGTCAACTCGTAGGTAATAAGTTGTTTTGATGTATCAATGGTTACATCCTCTCCGAAATTCTTTTCGTAGATTTTACAACGCCTATCAATAATAAAACGCTGCTTATGTTTGATAAGCAAGCATTCGTCATCATCGGGAGTTAAAATCATAAGTTGGTCGCTTCGTACAAAATAGAATTTGTTGCTCGTTTCACCGTTGTTATACTGTGAAGCAGATGAAGCGTTGACCCATCTTTGAATAATATCTCCGTTTTCATTTTTCCAAGTTAATAAATGGTTGCAGAGTACCAAAACTGCCTTTTCGTACATACCGTTGTCATCGACCAATCCTACGATAAGCCAATAACGTTCTTTGTAATATACATATTGTCCGGCTTTACAAGTGCCGATTGGTGCTAACACCATTCTTTGCATTGATTTTAATTTGGTATCTTGCACATTTCCTTGAACAATAACTCTTGCTTTTGTTCTTTTTGATAAGTCGTAATTACATATTTCAACATCTTTGCCAAGAGATGAAGCAAGTGCTTCACCGAAAGCATCCGTTGCGAAGTTATCAAAACTATCGCTTTCAAATCCACTAACTGTATCGGAATTAGTGTTCATTAAGTACCATTCTTTCGCCATAGTATCACCGCCTTATGAATAAGCGGATGGCTTTTGATTTGATACCATTAGGTTGCTCTGGGTGTCACAGTATTCCAGTTCATTTTTGGCAGCCGTTTTGTTATGTCCTGCACCATCAATACTTATATCTTTTCCAACTATTGATATTTGCTTATTGACCTTTGACCATTGGCGTTCCTGATAGAACTGCTTAATAAATGCAGCAAGCGTATCAATAACATATTGGTCAAGTTTACAATCGAATTCCATCTTTTCAGCATCGAAATTCAATGTGTCAAGTTCGACAGAATATCTGGCAACTGCCTTTTTCAGCCAAAGTAATTCAAGGGCTTCTGGAAGTACAACTTTATCTTCAAAAGATGATTCAAAACTATCAAAAACCTCTTGTGCTGTTGTATTCATCATAAGCACCTTCTTTCTTGGTTTTCAAAAATTATAATTTGTAGCCTGTATATTCAGAAGCAAACACCATTTTGGCGTAATCGTTCAATCGAAGTTTCTTGATTGTTTCGATTAAGGCATATTTCTCTGCTCTTGTGCGAATATATTTGGGAAGTGCGGCTTCATACTTTGACTGACTCATATTAAACAAGTCTTTCACCAACTGCTCGGTAAACACCTTCTGTGGCTTACCTTCTTCCTCAAATCCAAGTAACCTACGGGTTGCAACGTCATCAATATAAACCGTTGCGTGGCTTCCAGCGGTGTCAGTACCGGTGAAAAGTTTGTTACTATTGTTGACCTGTGCAATCACTTCGTTACGTGACAATCTCTGCTGACCATTGGCAACAATAATAATATCACCAAAGCCATCGTGCAATCTTGAAAAAGTTACATCCCAACCAGCAAGATTCTTAACAGTCACTTTCGCATCAAGGTTTAAATTTTCCTCAATAACAGTTACATCCTGATTTTGAGTGTCATTCACAGTAGTAGTCTGTGTGTTTCTTTCTTCTGCCATATTTCAATACCTCGTTTCAATTATCATTAAGTTTGGTTTCAACTAATTTTATGTTTAATCTCATTATAGAGTTTAATTATTTCGTCTAAACGCTCGGACTTGCGGAATACCCAATATCTATTCTTGCTTGAAGAATTGATTTTTGAGATATAGCATCGCTCACCAAAAGCGGATAAAAAATGAAATAAGCGCAAAGAATAGCAATAAAAATTTACATTGTTGTTTTCCATTTGATTTCTCCTGCGTTATTCAATATTTGGCATAAATTAAAAAGGGTGGCACTCCGAATGGAATGCCACGCCTTAATTATTTATTTAGTTTTGGAGATTAGTCCAAGCCACCCAAATTGGTATCGTAAATAGTACCAATTCTGTGTTCCTGACCCTTTGCAACGTCGCAGCCAACTTCAAGGTCGAAGCGAGTTTCAATCTTACCAGTCTTAACATTGTTACCAGTGAAAGAGGTAAGACCGCCACGAGTGTAAGTAGCAATAGGAGACTTCACGCCAGCAGGAATAACAAAGCCAAGACCGATAGGAAGCAGAGTCTCGAAGTTGTTGCCAGCATCGTTCATCTCATACTCATTGTAAGGGTTAGGCATTTCCTTCAGAATAGCACCATTATACGCAGACAAGATGCCATCCTGTGCAATCTCATTCATAGCCTTTTCAGAGATGCCGGTAATTGTGCTTGCACCAACAGTGCCAACATAACCAGCCCAAGGAGTGAACTGTGAAATCAAAGCGTAGTCACCAACGATAGTAGGTCTACCGTTTCTACGAACATTGTTGATAACAGCATCAACACCCTGCTTGGTCAAACCAGCAGCCTCAATAGTGTACTTAACGCCAGTAGCGTTATTGATAGCATCGTAAACCTTTTTCACGATGGCGAGAATAGCACGGTTACGGATGTCAGTCTTAACAAGTGCAAGACCCTCATTTTCCTTGCTCATATCGCCAAGGGCAACTCTACGGTAGTCAACAGCATAACCACCAGAAACGGTGAATGTGCCAACAGGGTAGGTCTCCTTAACAGTCTGTGGGAACACAACGTCGCCGCCGGCAGCCTGTGTGCGAGAACGCTCACCAACGTGCTTGTAAACTTCACGCTCGATAGTCTCATCGTAGCCAACATTCTTGTAAGAACCAAAGATGCCGAGCAACTTGATTTCTTCCATAACAGGAGTTTCAATAACGAAACGTCTTAAAGTGTTCAATTCGGCAACAGCAGTAAAGTCGCCATTTTCGGCACGGCTGCCAAGGTCTTTAATGTAAGTAACAGCGGCATCAGCCTTTGCACCGAATTTAGAAAGTTCCTGACCATTAACCATTGCAGAGAACACTTCTACAACGGGAGAAGTCTTTGTGAACTTACCGTCAAACAAATCCGCATCCTTGCGAAGATTGTTAAGTTCGTATGTCATATTCATAATATTCATTCGTCCTTTCTACAAAATTTGATTAGGCTACGCAAACTCTTGCCTTAATAGCCTTTTCAGTAAGAGTGCATTTGTCAGTAACAACGAAGTACACGCCAGAAGCAGGTGCTTCGCCAACAGCCAACTTGCCGTCCTCGCCAACCACCAAAACGGTGTCCTTGACAGAGTAAGTAGCGTATTCGCCAGTTACGTGCTTGCCGTCGATAACAAGTTTCTGACCATCCCAAGCCTTAACAAGATAGCCGTTGAGATATTCGCCAGCCTTGATTACAACGTCCTCACGATAAGAGTCATCGCCAACCAAAGTGTTGGCAACTAAATACACGTTATCCTCGTGTGTGATAAACTGATTATTGGTAACATCGCTTTCAGATGTGATAACAGGATTAACCTTTGCAACATCAAGCATACCGATAGTTTCAACTTTAATCATAGTAGTATATCTTCCTTTCTACATTTTTTTAATTAGAAAATGTTAGTGTCTGTATCAACCGCAGGTTTGGTTTCCACGGCACTAAAAATATCTTCGATAGATGTCTGGTTTTTAGCGGCATTCTGTTCTGCCACAACAGCATCTTCCTTTGCTTTCTTGCCGATGCCTTCCCAAATCTTATTCACAACGGAATTGATTTCAGAAGTAATAGGGTCAGCGTTAAATGCTTCGATTTCAGCCTTTGCGTACTCTCTTTCAGCATCAGTAAAGTCAGCGATAGCGGCATTCAACTCGCCAACACGCTCCTTGGCTTTTGCCTTGCCTAATTCATCACGCAAAGCGTTCATTTCCTCGTACAAACCATCAATCTTCTTGTAGGTTTCTTCGAGTTCTTTTCTACATTCGTCGAGAGCAGCCTGAATCTTTTCAGAATTAGCAATAGCCTCATTCTTCTCTGCTGTCACAGTTTCAAGAGTAGCATTGAGTTCGGCAATCTGCTTCTCACAATCATCTTTGCACTGGTTAATTTCAGCAGTATGGTTCATCATAGAAGTAACAGTCTGTTCAACGAGAGCCTTGATTTCAGCATCATTCATTGTATCTATGTCCTCCTTTTGGGTTTCATTTAGTTCAACTAATTTTGCATTTTGGTCAGATGGCGTTACACCAAGAATAGCGTAGCCCGAATGTATGAATTCAGTTGGGATTCTTCCGTAATCCTTGTAGCCATACTTATAGACGATGCCATCGTTGTCCTCGGTTCGCATAATCTCTACGCTACCACTTGGATAAATCCCATTTGCGATGTCCTCATCTAACTTCTTGCACAAATTGTTATAGCAACTGCTATCAATTTCTCCAACGCCGATACAGGCTGTAATTGTCTCACCATTAGGAAGTTCTACCTCGTCGATATAACCCTCACTAAAAGTACCAATAACAACCGCATTTTCAAAAATAGCAATGCCATCTTCAATATCGGTCATTCCGTGACCGCATAATTCGGTTCTTTCTTCATCAAGGAATTCGCATTTCAAACTCATACCCTTGATGCTCGGTAATGCTTTCTCACAGTATTCTCTTAACCAAGTAATACCGTTCTTGTTATATTGAGTACCAACCTCTTTTTCCTCGTCAACGCAACTATCGGGGAAAATTTGATACAGAATAGCCTTAAATTTACGCCTACCGTTTTGACCCTTTTTCTTCGATTCACTAAAAATCTCAAATGTTTTCATCCATTCTCACCACCTTTCCGTGCATCATATATATAAAAAGAGCAAATAAAACGCTCCTTTTATTAAATTAAAATAGCAACCTCTATGGGTTGCTTTTCCGAAACGCAACCTTATATGGTTGCTTTTTTTATATTAAAAAACTCCAATTTTAAATGGAGTGGGTTAAGTTATTTGTTATCAGAGGGGGACGGCATTGCGTTGCCATTATTCGCCCTTGATTGCATAGTTCTATCTGTCGGATTTTCGGTTACGGGTCTACCACCCTCGTTGTCCTTTGCAGAGATAGTAAATGAAGTCTTATGTACCGGGTACTTGTTTTCAATGTCCTCGGCAAGTTCTTGGTCAAGTAATGCAAAGAATACATCAGGAGAAATACCACAGGCACTCGCCCAAAGAGATAAACTACCCTTACCTTGTAAGTAAAGGTCTTTTGCATATCCGACCATTTTTGCCTTATTTACATAAGTGATAGGTAAGTATCTGCACTCAACCCAATTCTTACTATCATCAATGATATTTGCAGAAATACACTTATTGATTTCAGTAATAATCTGCTCAACCCACTGGAACAACTGTGCTGTTACCAGTTCAAGGTTCTGCTCCTGTGAAGAATAAGAGCCAGAGCCAACACCATTCAGTGCTGATGCAGCAAAGCCCAAATCAAGAGCAATCTTGTCACCAAGATTTGCCTCATATTTCTCATCAAAAATATCGGTATTGCCGACTTCAAGAGCATTCAATTTTGTTCCGGCAGATACAGTAAAGAAAGAAGTACCGCCACGATTGTTTTTACGCATAACAGCATTTTTAACCGTGTTGTGCTGTTCCTCTTGCTGTTTCTTTGTCAAGGCACAAGTGCCTTTGTCTCGTCCTTCAGGAAGTGTTTGATAAACAACCTTGTTGTTAATCTCACCTAAAATATTTCGCTTGGTAGAAGTGAAGTAATCATCATATAAGATGTCGCTGATTGCGGCAAGAACCATTGGTCTGCCGTATTTTTCCTCTCTCTTTGAACGAATTTTGTGTACGATGGTTTTCTTATTATCAAGAACAACCCAATTACCGCCGACAAATCCATTTTCATTGTGTCGAGAGTTATAGGCATCTCTGATTTCCTTGGGGAACTTTTTCAATTTTTGTTCGGGTGTTTCTCCACCTGCAATCTCAAAGTATTCAAGATTGAAAGCAATAACATAGGAGTTATTCTTAATACCTACGATTTCCGTATAGTCGGCAGGTAAGGAGATGATGCTTGCATTGATACCAAATTCGTTGATTTCAGCAATACTGTGAATATCGAAGTCGGTGAGCAATTTTTGGAGCATAGGGGGTCTGCCGGTTGTTTCAAAGTAATAAAAGGCAATACCCTCAATCATTCCTCTATAAAGTGCATCACGAACAATTTCTTTGTCCTTGATGGTTCTCAAAGTAGATTCCATCAACTCTTTGTTCCTCTTACGTTTTGAAATATTCTTTCCGTGGGGAACGATAACCTTGTCAAGAGTAGGCATAGCAGTCATATAGTCAACTGTGTTTGTAAAAGTACCATTTGTGCTATACAAGATATTAGATAATTCTCTCAATAACTTGTTATTACCCATCGGGTCTTTTACCAGTCCCGCAAGTTGCTCTCTTGAATATA